TCCAAGGAGAATCCAAATGGCATTTAGTTCAGCAACAGGGCACGGTAACTTACCAAATGGCTCGTTCAGTAGCGTAATCTACTCAAAAAAAGTACAATCTGCCTTCAGAAAAAGTACCGTTGTCGGTGATATTACCAACAGTGATTATTTTGGCGAGATCAATGGTCAAGGCGACACAGTGAGAATTATTAAGGAGCCTGAAATTTCGGTCTCTGAGTATAAGCGCGGTACTACTGTAAACGCACAAGACCTTGATGATACAGACTTTTCTTTAGTAATCGACAAAGCAAACTACTATGCTTTTAAGATGGACGATCTAGAAGAAAATATGTCACATGTGAATTTTATTCAGCTCGCAACGGATCGTGCTGCTTATCGTTTGGCAGATAATTATGACCAAGAAGTTCTTGGTTATCTGGCTGGTTATAAGCAATCAGCAAATCATCAAACAGCAAGCGCACTTAATACCACTGCGAACGGCGATAAAGCTGTCACAACAGCTGGCTCGAATGAGTTACTTGCAAGTATGCAGCTCAAGAAAGGTGACTTCGGCAACATCACAACAAGCTCCGCTGGCGATCATTCGATCCCTCTCGCAGCACGTTTGCCGGGTGCTACTGCGCTTTCAACCGCCGTAGCTTCACCAGCGATGGTTGTCGCTCGCATGAAGCGGCTTCTAGATCAACAGCAAGTCGATACCCAAGGGCGTTTTTTGGTTGTGGACCCGGTGTTTTTAGAAATCATGGCCGATGAAGATTCCCGATTCATGAATGGGGATTTTGGTGAAAGCGGCGGTCTACGCAATGGTCTGACGATCAAGAATTTCCACGGTTTCCGGGTTTATTCTTCATCGAATCTGCCAGCGGTAGGCACTGGTTCCGGTACAACCGGAAGCAGTAATCAGAATAATAACTTTGGCGTTATAGTTGCGGGGCACGATAGTGCTGTAGCAACAGCCGAGCAGCTGTCCAAAACGGAAACTTACCGTGATCCAGACAGCTTCGCGGACCTCGTTCGGGGGCTTCACCTCTACGGTAGGAAGATTCTTCGTCCAGAAGCAATCGTAACCGCCAAATACAACGCAGCATAAGGGAGATTTACAATGGCAAACTTAGCAACTGCAGATCACGCTGCACAAGGCAACAGCGCACGGGGACGTTCCCCGTACATGGTGCAAAACACTATCGACATTGCAGCTGCAATTGTTCTCAAAGGCAGCGACTTTGCTGCCAGTGACACAATGGAAGTTTTGAATGTTCCAGCGGGAACAGTCATTCTTTCAGCGGGTATTGAGATCATGACACAGCTCGATGGTACTTGTACCCTAGACATGGGCTTCACTGGAGCATCTCCAGCTGCTGTCGATGTCTTTGTCGATGGTTTGGATTGTGTTGGGGGTGCCGTAGGCGCTTACGGCACTACACCAGCCACCGAAGCTGCCCAAGTGCAGGTAATATCTTCAAATGACACTATCGATGTTAAATTTGCAACAGAGACAGATGTCACTTTGGGCAAGCTCCGTTTTTGGGCTATCCTGATGGATATCTCAGACATGGGCTCGCACGACATGATAGCTGCCACAGCTGATCGTGACTACCTAGCTTAAATACTCTGGGGCTGGCTTAACCGCTGGCCCCATTGCCATTTCTGAAAGTCTGACATGCCCAGCACATATATTTCACTCTGCAATCAGGTTTTAAGACGCCTTAACGAAGTTGAAATCGTTGAGGCTGAGTTTACCACTGTGCGAGGCGTACAGGCGCTGGCCAAAGATGCTATAATTACAGCACAAGCCAAAATTAATCAGGCAGAATTTGAATGGCCTTTCAATGCCTCTGAGGAAACCGACATTTTGAATGTGGGTGTAGAAGAATACGTCTGGCCTACATTCTATAAAACAACCGATTGGAATAGTTTTCAAATCCAAAAATCTGATAGTCTGGGCGTTGATTTCACAACACTTAAATACATGGATAGGGACGAGTATTACCAGAACCACCGTGACACAGATCAGAATGCTGGTAGTGAGGGTCGTGGCGTACCGATGTACGTTTTCCCATCGCATGGGAATGGCTACGGAGTGACCCCTTCTCCTGATAAAGCCTACTTCATTAAATTTCGCTACTATTTAAATTACGCGGCGTTAATAAACTCATATGATCAAACTCGCATTCCAGACAGTTTTGATAGCGTTCTGGTCGATGGTGCCGTGTATCAAATGTATATGTTCAAGGACAATATGCAAGCGGCTCAAGCAGCTTTCATAGCATTTGAGAAAGGCCTAAAAGACCTACAAACTTTATATATAAATAACTACGAATACATACGAGACACGCGGGTGCGTTTCTAATGGCTGACGAAATTCAGTCATACAAGTTAATTTGCTCTGGCGGCTTAAACAGCAACGAGAACCACCTTGACCTGTCAGATAATTTCTCAGGCGAAGCTACTCGTCTGGTGAATTATGAGCCATCATTATTTGGTGGCTATCGTCGCATCGAAGGGTTCTCAAAATATGACTCCACTTACGGCGAAGTAACAGTCGCTGGTCAGACTACAGGCCAAGGCAAAGTACTTGGAATTGCAATTTTTAAGAATGACGCCACGGGCGGTGGAAATATTGTTATAGCTGCACGGCAGGATGCAGGAGCGTCTACCTACTCCTTCTATTATTACACTGCTTTCATAGGCTGGAGAAAATATACATTAAACCACGGTGCGACTAGGTTGATGTCGGCAAATGGTCTGACTGTAGATAAAATACGCCACGTACAATTTAACTTTGGTTCTGGGAATCGGATTTGTTTCGTAGATGGAGTAAACGAGGCAATTATATTTGATGGAGTAAATTGGGAAGAACTTAAATCCTCAAATAGCGGCGGGTATACTGCAGGTAATGGCACCAATACTGGCGGGGGTAATCAGTGCCTAAATGCTCCTTCGCTCGTAGACGTATTCCAAAACCATTTGTTCCTATCAGGACACACCGCCACCGGAGCGGCTATTGCCCACTCTGCGCCTACCACCAGCGCCGACCTTGATGGCTTCTATGATTTCACCACCGCTAATGGTGCGGGGCAAATAGCAGCGGGTTTCGACGTTGTACAGATTAAACCTTTCAGAGATAATCTTTTCGTATTTGGCGAAAATGCGATTAAGAAAATTACAGTAAATCCCAATGCCGAATTTTCGCTGAGTCAGGTTACTGCAAACGTGGGCTGTGTGTCTGTTGATAGCGTCCAAGAAATTGGCGGTGACCTTATGTTCTTGGCCCCTGATGGCCTGCGACCTGTCTCTGGAACTTCTAGAATTGGCGATATCGAACTCTCATCCATTTCTAAAAAAATACAGGTAAAATTAGTCGATATTATCAAAAACGAAGACATAACTACCCTCAACAGTGTGGTGATCAGGTCTAAGTCTCAAGTCCGTTATTTTATCGGGGGTAGCTCCACAGTTGTGGGGGATAGCATTGGGATCATAGGAGGTCTTACTGAAAATTCTGGAAGTCTACAGTGGGAATTTGCTGAGATGCTTGGAATTAGAGCATCGTGCTGCACAAGCGAATATATAAGCACACAAGAACTTGTCTTGCACGGCGACCATGATGGGATTGTCTACCAACAGGAACAAGGTACTAGTTTTAACGGCTCTGATATTACGTCTGTCTACGCAACGCCTTATCTCGATTTTGGAGAGACAGAACAGCGAAAGGTTATGCGTAAATTAAATACGTTTATCCGCGCGGAAGGTCCAATGTCTTTGGATGTAGCTCTAAGCTACGATTGGGGTGATTATGAAGTTTCAGTCCCTAACGATTATGCCGCTTCAAGTGCGGGTGGGCCTACCGTCTATAAGGGACGAGATATAAAATATAACGCTACCAATGTTTTGTACGGCGGTGCGTCAAAGCCAATTATGACTACAGATATTCAAGGATCAGGTTTTGCGGTGAGAGCTACCTTTGTAGCTATAGGGCAGACTGAACCGCACTCAATCCAAGGGCTTGTCATAGAATTTAGCCTCGCAGGGAGACGTTAAAATGGTAGCTTACACAAGGCAATCCGCATCATCGATTATTAACGGATCGAATATTACCGCCGCGCCATTGAACGCTGAATTTAACAAAGTCGTAGATACTTTTAGCAACACTACGGGTCACCGACATGATGGCACGGTGGGTGAAGGTCCGGTCATTGGAATGATTGGCGATCCGGGTCTTTTGCAGCCGCTAAACAAAGTTGTAGTAGACGATACTTTTAACATGGTCAGGTTTTACATTGACGCATCTGGTGCGGGTAGCACTGTTGAACAAGTCCGAATACAGGATGGGGCTATCAGCCCAGCGTATACAAATGACGTAGACTTAGGCACCAATTCTGCGCCATTTAAAGATATATACCTGCAAGGGAATATTTCTGCTTTAGGTAATGTATCTATTGGCGGTACTTTAAATACTACTGCTTTGACCACACTATCCAGCCTAACGGTAACTAGTTCTTCAATTATGAATAGTATCACTTTGACGGGTGATCTTGGCGTATCGGGAAGCGTGGATATAAATGCCGGTACTGTTGATGGCGCGGTAATCGGTGGAGCATCAGCCCAAGCAGTTACCGGCACATTAGTGACTGCTACCACAAATTTTGCTGGGGATTTAACCGGAAACGTAACGGGCAATGCTACTGGTAATGTTACTGGAAATCTGACCGGAAACGTAACGGGCGATGTAACTGGCAACGTAACAGCAAGTTCTGGGACATCCAGCGTAAATAATCTCACGGTCAACGGCACTCTGAACATGAATGCCGGGACAACAGCCACTATCACCAATTTAACTTCGCCAAGTAACACTAACGATGCAGCCACGAAAGGCTACGTAGATACATCTCTTGCAAGTTTAGTAGATAGCGCGCCAAACACTTTAGATACCTTAAATGAATTGGCTGCTGCGCTAGGCGATGACGCTAATTTCAGCACAACAATCACAAATAGTATTGCTACCAGATTACCTCTAGCTGGTGGGACTATAACTGGCCCTATCGCCATGTCCACCAACAAGATCACAGGATTGGGTGATCCTACTGCAAATCAAGATGCGGCAAGTAAAGCCTACACAGACACGCAGCGGGATAGCCGACTTGCTCTAGCTGGCGGCACCCTGACAGGTGCGATCACGATGGGTGCTAATAAGGTCACGGCTACCTATACGCCCAGCGCAAATACTGACCTGACTAACAAAAGCTATGTCGATGGAATTTTAGGCAGTGCAACTTCAGCAGCTACGTCTTCTGCTAATGCTGCAACTAGTGCTACAAACTCTGCCACTTCTGCGACTAACTCATCCAATTCTGCGGCAGCGGCACTAGCCAGCCAGAACGCAGCCGCTGCTTCGTTTGATAGCTTTGATGACAGATATTTAGGAGCTAAATCTTCCCCGCCTTCGGTAGATAACGATGGTTCTGCGCTGCTCACTGGTGCGATCTACTGGAATACAACCTCTAATAATCTGTTTATTTGGACAGGTAGTGCGTGGAACTCCGCTGCTTTTGACGTTGGTACAGCACTTTTTGATGCAGACATTGGATCAACAGTGCAAGCCTATGATGCAACAACGCCTGTCGATCTGGGCGATTGGACAGTTACCGAGTCTGGCGGCTCTTTGTACTTCGCCACAAGCGGAACAAACAAAATGAAACTTGATGCAAGCGGCAACCTTGATGTTGTTGGCTCAGTCAACACTAACGCAACCATTAGCTAGAGGGATATCCGAAGATGGCTATTAAAGTAAGCGGTACAGAAGTTGTCAGCAACACCCGTGAATTAAAGAATATTACTAGCGTGGATGCTAGTACCCTTTCGGTCTTAAATTCAGGGATTGGTACCGAAGCGACTAGAGGAACACTCACGAAATCATTCACCTCTGGCGAGACTGCGAGCATCACCCTTTCAGCGGCGGTAAGCCCAACACCTGTTGTTTCTGCCACCAAAGAAATATCGCAAGCTGGAGTTTCCAGCAAAGGTGCGTGGGATGTAAATTCCACAGCCAGCAACTACAACCGTCTGGATAGTGCTTACAATACTACACTAACGCCTAGTTCCGAAGGTTGGGATATAACACAGGCTTCTTTTAACCAAAGTTTAAATATGAGCGCTGCGCCGTTTTCGTCTGCGGCAACGGGGGAAGAGGATTACCCTACAGGTCTTTACATTAGGTCTGACGGCCTCAAAATGTATGTTTTAGGTTTTGGGGAAGATAGGATAAACGAATTTAATCTAAGCACCGCTTGGGATATATCTTCTGCTTCTCACGCCAATAGTCTCAGCATTAGAGGCTCTGGTTCGGGCCAAGATGATACACCAGAGGATGTATTTTTCAAGCCTGATGGCACAAAAATGTATTTTGTAGGTAATGATGGCAATGATGTAAACGAATACAATCTTAGCACGGCATGGGATATCAGCACTGCCAGCTTCAATCAGACAGAATCTGTAAACAGCCAAGAAGGTAATCCGAGTGGCATTTTCTTCAAGCCTGACGGCCTCAAAATGTATATTGTTGGGAGAAGTTCAAATAAGGTACACGAATACAATCTTAGCACCGCATGGGATATTTCGACAAAATCTTTTCTTCGGAGTTTAAGTTTTGCTTTGGCAGAGGGTAATCCAAGTTCTGTATTCTTTAAACCTGACGGGTTAAAAATGCATATTACAGGTCAGGACAATGATTATGTATATGCCTATACTCTGACTACGGCGTGGGATATTTCTACGGCTGTTTCTAGCAATTCTGGTGTTAATGCTGTCACTACATTCAGTGTAGCTGCTAAAGAGACTTATCCCGAATTTTTATTCTTCAAACCTGACGGGTTAAAAATGTATGTCGGGGGTACTGCTTCTCATTCAATACATGAGTATAATTTACCCGTTTCTAAAAGTATACTTGTTCTAGGCACAGGCTCTTTCGCAGCCGCAGACATAGGAAAAACAATCGCAGGCAACGGCGGCGTTGCGGGATTGACCGCTGCTGACGGCTCCTACGTTGCACCTACAGCGTTTACGGATAGCAGCACTATTGCCGCTGGTAGTTGGTCTATGAACGCCGTTACGATTAACGCCACAAATGGCCTTGAGATGAGCAACGTATCTGTGAATGCATGGGATGTTTCCACGGCAGTCTATGGTCAAAACTTCTCAGTGTCTGGTCAAGATGGGAGTCCACGAGGTATCTCCTTCAAGCCAGACGGCACCAAAATGTACATAGTTGGGTATTCTGGAGAAGACGTAAATGAGTATAACTTAGGCACTGCATGGGATGTTTCCACGGCAGTCTATGGTCAAAACTTCTCAGTGACTGGTCAAGATGACACTCCAGCCGGTATCTTCTTCAAACCTGACGGACTAAAAATGTACATTGTTGGGGATTCTGGCAATGACGTAAACGAATATAACTTATCGACGGCTTGGGATATTTCCACTTCAGTCTACAGCCAAAACTTTAGTGTATCTGGCCAAGACACGAATCCAGCCGGTATCTTCTTCAAACCTGACGGACTAAAAATGTACATTGCTGGGGCTAATGGCAATAACGTAAATGAATACAATCTAAGTACAGCATGGGACATATCTACGTCAGTCTACAATCAGAACTTTAGTGTTAGTTCGCAAGAAAGTTATCCACTAGGTGTCTCCTTCAAACCTGACGGCACCAAAATGTATATTTTTGGGGAAACGGGAGATGACGTAAACGAATATAACGTAGGCACAGCATGGGATATTTCCACTTCAGTCTACGTCCAAAACTTTAGTGTAGCTGGTCAAGATTCATCCCCAAGTGGCATTTTCTTCAAGCCTGACGGCCTCAAAATGTATATTGTTGGGAGAAGTTCAGATAAGGTACACGAATACGGCATGGGCAGCTTTGTATCTTCTACTGGCTACGCCGCATCCATCACCAACTCTGGTGGTCAGATAGACAGCGCCTTTTGGACTGACATCAACAGTATGACCACAGACGAAATCTCTGGAGCTGGTGCAGTCCATTATGCTGTGTCCACAGACAACCACACAACTTGGTCGGTTATCAAAAATGGCAGCGGTGTACGTCCGATTGTGAGAAACAACAGCGGTACATGGCAATACAATAGTGCTGTTGATCTTGTGGGTTGGGATATTTCTTCTGCATCCTTCCTTCAGAACTTTAGTGTATCTGCCCAAGAGGCTACTCCAAACGGCCTATTCTTTAAGCCTGATGGCACTAAAATGTATGTTATTGGATATAGTGGTGATGACGTAAACGAATACAATCTTAGCACCGCTTGGGATATTTCCACGTCAGTCTATGGTCAAAACTTTAGTGTAGCTGGTGAAGATAACCAACCAAAAAGTATCTTCTTTAAACCTGATGGTCTTAAAATGTATGTTATAGGAGGTAATGGGCGTAGGGTACACGAATACAATCTTAGCACAGCATGGGATGTTTCCACTGCCTCTAATACCCAGAACTTCAGTGTTTACTCTCAGGAAAGCGAGCCAAACGGCCTATTCTTTAAGCCTGATGGCACTAAAATGTATATTTCTGGGTACTCTGGAGATGACGTAAATGAGTATAACGTAAGCACCGCTTGGGATATTTCTACAGCATCCTTCCTTCAGAACTTTAGTGTAGCTAGTCAAGAGACGGTTCCAAATGGTATCTTCTTTAAGCCTGATGGCACTAAAATGTATGTTATTGGATATAGTGGTGATGCTGTATATGAATATAACCTAAGCACTGCTTGGAATGTTTCCACTTCAGTCTACCTCCAAAACTTTAGTGTAGCTGCTCAAGAAAGCAATCCAGCAAATATCTTCTTTAAACCTGATGGCCTTAAAATGTACCTCATTGGGTTTAGTGGAGGTGGCGTACAAGAATACGACACCAGAGCTGAGGACTACATCACATCTGCTACATGGACATCAGCTACAACAAACTCTGAGCTATATGCCCTGCAACAAGCACTGACTAATATCTCCATTAACCGCATGGACAAAGCCCAGCTACAAGCTATTACAGACACTAATCACTACACTTTAGGTGACAGCTTAGACTTGATGATTGGCTTTTATTTAGCATCATCCAACTCAAGTGTTCCATCGTCGGATGGCGTTTCAATCAACTACGATGCAACCGCTTTAAACCAAGGCGCAGTTTTGGGAACTGACTACAATTATGACTTCCCAGACAGCACAACAGTGAGGGTTACTTCCAGCGCAGCACAGAACTTAAAAGTGCGGGTGGTTTAATTATTTAAGGATTTAAGGAGCCCGACGAGGTTCACAGAAGGAGTTTTAAAATGGCACAACTAACGGACCTTGAGACGGCATTGGGGGCGATTGGGACGAAAGAGGAGACCTATGATTTAAGCGGCTTTGCGGAGAACCCTTGGAAAATGGGAAAAGACGGTATTCCCGTGCTGCGACACATCACTGGATTAGAACCGTTTGATGCCGCTGGGGTAGCACAATACGACTTAAATGCAGATGGAGTAGTAGATCAGGTAGATTTGGAAGCTGGTATGCAGTTTGGCGTTGGCATAGACCCAAACGTAGCAAACACAGGCCTCTACAAGGAGTTTGTAGACCAAAATCAAAATCTTACTACTCAGTTTGCTGATCAAAATACAAACCTTACTAATCAGTTTGGCGACTTAAATACTCGCTTTGATACTGTTGACACAGACGTGGGGGATAACCTCACCGCTATAACTGACGTAAGTGATCAGGTTACTGGCGTACAGACTACTGCAGATACTATCGACACAAATACCAAAGGGCTAGGGCAGGGTATTTCTGATTTATCAACGGCACAAACAAGTCGTTTTGATACTCTTGATACAGGATTTGTGGATGCGAAAGACCAACTTACAACTACTCAAACTAATGTATTAGATGGTCAAAAGGATCTTGATGATGCTCTGACCACGATGAGTAGCAATAATGACATTAGCTCTACATCAATATTAGACAATCAGACTACTATGCAAGAAGGTCAGGATGGTTTCGTCAGTAATTTTGATGACTATGTGGCAAGATACGGCGAGGATGTTAGTCTAGCTAATAAATTTAGAACAGACCTTGAACAGGCGCAGACTGATGCCTTTGGTCAAATTCGTAATGACGTAAGTGGATTTGCCAACTCAGTGAGTAATGATAACTTTGCTATCAATAATGCACTCAATAGCACATCGTCTGCACCAGCAAACATCCTTGGAGTAAATTCCACGTTTGGTACTGGCGATACCGATACTGATACAGCAACGAGCGGAGCAGCCGCCCCTCCGGGTTTTAACGCTCAGAATGGCACATTGGGAGCCAAGTCAAGAGAATTGGCGAATATGGTTTCTCAAGTTCAAAGTTTAAATCCTACCCAGCGTCAGGACTTGCGGTCTGTTATCTCTGCGTTTGATCCTCAAGGTAACCTAGTGCGATCATCCTTTAGAAAAAACGGAATAACTACGATACGGGCTATCGATTCCAACGGAAATCTAATTATGAGAGACTTTGAACCTTCTGGTCGTGAGGTAGCTAATAAAGTCCTGAGCATACCAGACCAGTTAGCCTTCTTAGGGCAATACGGCACTTTACCAAAAGCAAACGTGGGCATGGGCAATCTCAGCCCGTCAGTAAACACAAATTATTCGGGGTACGTTTCTCCGTACACACAAACAGGGTAAAATATGCATCCACAAGCAATCTCCGCCCAAGGCATCAATCTAGTTAAAAAGTTTGAGGGTCTGCACCGAGTGCAGCCCGATGGCATGGTTTCGAGTTACCGCTGCCCTGCAAACCGCTATACATGCGGATTTGGGGCCACTAGAGGCGTCAGATCAGGAACTAAATGGACTAAAGAGTACTGCGAGCAGCGGCTTATAGAAGATCTCAATGAGCACGGCAAAGCTGTTAAACGCCTCGTTAATGTCCCTCTATCTCAATACCAATATGACGCTCTCACGTCTTTCGTTTTTAACCTCGGCCAAGGGGCCTTCAAAAGCTCCACCCTCCTAAAAAAGCTCAATCAAGGGCTATACGATGAAGTCCCAGAGCAGCTGATGCGCTGGAACAAAGCTAGGGTAGATGGAAAGCTTACTCCACTAAACGGCCTCACCCGGAGACGTTCAGCAGAGGCTTCTTTGTTCTCCTCAGATGCTGCTCTGCCCTCTGACGAGGGCGGCTCAGAAATGCCTCAAAAGGTATCTGCAGCTGCGCCTAAATCCTTAGCTAAGTCTAAAACAATGGCTGGCGCAGGTATTGCTGGAGCTGCCACTGCTATGAACGAAATCTCAGGTCAGCTGCAGGGACTACTGCCATATGCGGATAGCTTAAAAGTACTGTTCTTAGTCTGCGCTATAGGCGGCATAGGCCTCGCCGCATACGCCCGATTTAAGGATCACTCAGACGGGGTCCACTGATGTTTATTTTTGGTAAAATAAAAACCTACCTTATCGCTACTTTAGCCCTCGCCCTACCTATTATTTACGTCATGGGCAGAGTTAGAGGACGGGCTGCAGAGAAGACTAAAGTGCTGGAGGACGATCTTCAAGCACAAAAGAAAACCACCAATTTTTACAAGGCGATGTCTGAACATGAAGACGATGCTCTTACTGATCGTAAGTCTGTCACTGAGCGGTTGCGCTCAAACGGTTTATAGAACTCAGCTTGAAATATACTGCCCACAATTGAAGCAGTATTCTGAGGCATTTAACAACAATCTAGCCGATGAAATCGAAAGCCTACCGCCTGACAATCAGGCGATTGAAGAAGCAATCGGAAACTATGTTTATTTGCGTGACCGGATACGGCGCTGCCATGCAGAAAGGGATACAATCTAATGGGCTTATGGTCAGAAACTTTTGGCAATGGTAACAGTTTTACAGAAAGTGCTGCAAATACATTTACTCCGAAGGACGGGGCTTCCTACGTCTCTGGAACACTTACCTATGATGATGGCGCTAAGGCAGGTGAAACTGTCTCTCAAAATGATGATGGCAGTTATGGAGATGATGGGCAGGGTAACTCTGAATACACAGGTAGCGGCAACAATGTCAAAACCAATGCAACCCTAAACGCCGATGGTACGGTAACGGAATATGTACCCAAAGGTACAGCCCCAGAATTTGGATTAGACGATGCTGCTTGGGGGATATTGAGTCCTCTGTCCTTAATTCCAAAGGCTCTGGGAAAGTTTACCAGTTGGACAATGGGAATTGACCCAAAGACAAACTCATCCGAAGATATAAATGGCAGAATGGTGTACACTAAACCTAAAGATGGAGATGCACCGCAGATTAATTACTCGTACAATTTTCTTGGTCAGCCGTATACAGTAGAAATCATAGATGGAAAAGTTGTAGACGCTAATTCTATTGTAGAAGATGCCACTGGTAAAAGAGAAGGGGATGCTGGCTTCGACCCTAGCACTGCTAAATCCGGTTACGACAGGAAATTTGCAGAAGCCGAAGGTGACGGCGACGATGGTGCGGTTGAAGAAATAAAACAATATCAAGAAGATAACGCTAATGAAGACGGTGAGATTGCTGCCGGTAGGCTAACATCTGAAGTTATTCTGGACATGGCTACGAAGGCTGGTGTTATTACCAATCAAGCAGACATGGAAGCAATTATAGCTGATCCCGAAGCGTGGTTATCCAGTCGCGGCCTAAAAATAGAAGATTTACTACCAACTTTGGACGCAGATGCAGCGGGAACAAATTTGGATCCTTACGATGCAAGGTATGCTCTCGGAGAAACTCCTACAATCGATACCTCAACCGCCGAGGGCACAAATGCGAACAGCATAACAAAACCCGGGGCGAGCTCCTATACAGCTAGCACTTCGACGGACAAGCTTGATGCAAGCACTAAAGTAAACGCCGCAACAGGCGTTATAGATGACGATAATCTTGTTAATGCTGACGATATTGAGATTGATGTCGCTGCTGAAAATGCCGGGACAGGCGTACTTGGAAATTCGCTAGATGATTTTGCCAGCCAAAACATATCTACGATTATTGATACGTCTACCCCAGCGGGAAAACTGCTTGCCGAGCGACTGGGCCAAGGAAATTATACAG